TCCTTATTAGATTTAGTTTGTTTGTTTTCTTGTTGTTGCTTATAGCCAAGTTCTAAAAAATTATCAAGTTGAGTTTCATTAATTACAACTTCATGTCCATCTTTATATAATTTAATATCTTTAGCCATATAGTCTTTTACTATTTATCTTCTTCCTCGTCAATATCTTCATCATCTTCGCCAAATTCTTCGTCATCAATATCTTCTTCCCAATCCTGGTTGTCATCTTGATTTTCTCTCAATTCAGCTAATAAGTCTTTTACTTCTTCACAAAGTAAAGATTCTTTATCATGAAGTTTTTCTATTTTATCTATTTTTTTTTCTATCTTGTTTATAATTTTATCTGACATAATTTATCCTATGGTGTTCCTGCTTGAAACTCATACATACACCTGATTGTCATTCTAATACCACCAATAGGAAATAAACTTCCCTCATCAGTTTCTACTTGAACAACTTCTGTATCAAGTGCATTACCAGATCGAGTAATATCAGATTCTAGTGATGTTTCAATAGCAGTTATTAACTCATTTCTTTTTGTATCAATATTTGCTTCTGCACCTTTTACAAAACCAAGTACAACAAAATCTATTGTACCATGTCTTGTTTTTGCACCAGAACCAAGTTCAGAATCATCTCTGTTTTCTTCTGATGTTTGTACTATTACTGCTGGATATTGTTGCTCTGATAATTCGTCCAACAAAAAAGGTTGTCTTGTTGCTTTTTTAATCTCTGGGCTTGATATACCAGAAATAGTCGATAATAAATTACTAGCAATATTTTCTCTAACACTCATAATCTTTGTTTTTTAAATTCTTTTGCAATAAATCTGTTGAACTGCTTACTTATAATCTTTTCTGTTCTATTATTAAACCCAAAAAATTCTCTTTTTGGATTGCCTAATACTTGATTAAATAATGCTCTCTGCCTCATCTCTGAATTGCTAAAACCAAGTGAGATTTTATTTTTTCCTGTTTTTCTTACTGTTCTTGGGCTTGGTGTCAAAGCACCTAACATTCTTCCAGAATAAAATAAATCTACTTTAATCGGTTTGCCCTCTCTTTGTAATTGTTTTCTATAACTATCAGAATATGATTCAAATGGTCTATCATTAAAATCAATACCTTTTTTTGTTTTTGTTCTAATAATATCTAATAATTGAAATCCACCTTGTAATATTCCTTTATCTATAATTGATGGAAATTTTCTTTCTATTCTATTAAATCTTTTTTTTATAGCTTCAGAATTTGTTTTGATCTTAATATCTAAAGCCATTATCTATTCAATCGTCTATAACCATGTAAAGATTCTCTTTCACTGCTTACGATTGTGCCATCTGATGTTGAATCATATTCTACACCATCTTCAAGTATTGATCTAAATTCTTTGTTGTATTCTGCCATGTAATACTCTGCCATTCTTTCAAATCTATCTTTTTCTGTTTCTGGTCTAAATTTAGTCAATGCTGGTAAATAAAATCTGCCAAGAAATAAATAAACACCAGCACGTTCAAACTGATCTAAATTTACTTTTGTGTTATCCATCTCTACAGTATTCAAAACTGTAATATCAGTATAGACATTTGTTTTGTATGTTGGAAACCACTCTATTCTTAATTGTCTTAAAATATCATTTGTTGTTTGTAACAAAAAATTGGTAGTTTCTGTTGCAGTTGTAGATATACCAAAGTCAAAAGCATCTGGTTGATACTTTAAAACGTCAGATGTTGTAATAACATTTGCACCAGTAAAATTAGCCATAGTATTTACCTACAAACCAATCAATAAATTGTTTAATCTTTTTTTTTAGTTTTTTTAACATTCTTTTTTCTCTTTGGTTTTAATTTAACTATCTTATCAGAAATTTCTTCAAATGTTGTTTTTTTTATTTCTTTTTTTACATCATCAAGAGGAACGAAACCTCTCATCTTAAAGTGTTTTACATTTGCTTCAAATTGTATTCTTGATCTAATAATGGTTTTTTTACCATTTGTAAGTTTTATCATGTCGTCCATAATTTTCTCCTAGTTAGAATGTGAGGGCAGTTTTCCGCCCTCACAAAGTATCCAATTATTATTGGATTGATGAGTCTGCTTCGACTTCACAACCTTTAGAGTCGTCTAATTCGCCAACTCCATATACTGCTGTTGCTACAATCTCGTCTGCTCTTAAACTCGCATCTCTTTGAGTTTCGATTTTCAAGTCTTGCATCATCGCTAGACCTAAAGCGTCAGAGTGGAATACAGCACCTTTGTAGTCTCCAGTAGTTCCCGGATTATTACCAGATGAGTCTGCTATATTTGATGTTTCAAATATATTAACTCCTGCTATTTGACCAACTAAACCTGATCTTAAAGCCTCATTACCAACTCCCGGATTTGGGTTAGCAAATGTGTTTGTTAAGCCAGATTTTAAATCAAATGCTACTTGTGGGTGGATTACAGCATTTAAGCCATCTCCCGGTACACCAGCCGCTCTTAATTTTGCAACTGCTTGGAAGATTAATGCCGCAGACATAGCTGTTGAAGCTGAACCGACAGTTGTTGAAAAACCACCGAATAAAGCTGTTAAGTCTGTGTCTATTTTTTTTGCAATCGCTTCTCCAAATAATCTACCAATATCTGCTGCAACATTTCTTGGTGCAGCATTTCTACCTAGATCAGTTAGAGTTGTCATGATACCATTTTCAGAACAAGTGATTGTTACTGAAGTTGGATCGATTGCAGTGTTAGATAAATCAGATGCTTCCGATACTGCTGCCGCTGAAACAGCTGAGTAAATTGGAACTTCAACTGACTTTCCACCACCAGTTACTGCATAATTTCTTACAAGTGGACGCATGATTGATTGTTCACTTGCTACGAATAATGCTTCTGCCACTATCTCTGTGTATAGTTCCGATAGTGTAGAACTTGTGCTTTCGTTTGCCATTTTTATTTACCTTATTATTTATTAGTTAAGTTTATTTGTATCGCACCTGAATCTCGTTTCTTCCTATATTCTGCATAGGCTTTACGATCTTCTGGGTTCGAATGATCATATTCCTGTATATTAAAGGGTTTAACAGTTTTACCACCGATAGCACTCTGGCTTCCTGAACCAGACACAGACCCTTTTCGGAAGTGTGGGTTGCTATCTAAAAACTCTTTGACTCTATCTTCAAGAGAAAAAGGTTGTCCACTTTTGTTATATCGTACATTAGAATTATTATCAACTACTTCTATACGTCCATCATCATTATATTTTACTTCATCTTTTAACAAAGCAACAACCTGACTTGGATTGATTGCATTGTTTGATGATGCAATAGAAAGTATTGAATTATCTACTTTTTCTTTCTTAATTTCATTTTTATATTTAGATAATTCTTCTTCTTTTTCTTTGATTCTATCTTGCATAATCTTTTCTATGTCAGCTTTTGTTTTTGCTTCTTCAAGTTCTTTTTGTTTCAATAAATCAGCTTTTTGTTTTTCTTCTTCTTGAAGTTTTTTCTCGTACTTTCTTTGTTCAGCTTCGAGTCTTGATTTGATTATGTTATCTAGTTGCTCTTGGGTAAAAGTATTTTGTTTTGGTGCTTCTACTTTTACTTCTTCTTTTGGTGTTTCAGTTTGTTGCGTTTCAGGTGCAACTGCCTTTGTTTCTTCAGACATTGTTTTCTCCTATATTATTAGTTCGCCTTTTTCGTCATACCAATCTGGATTGACGTAAGACCATTGATGACGACAATTATAACCACCTCGAACAACTAGAGGATCACCAGCTTTTTTGCCTGACCAACTCCTACTTCCCCAAAGTTTTCTGACTTCATCAATTGTAAAAAGTCTATCTTTTCTTTTAGTTTTTATTACACCATTTATTATATTTCTGCAAATATCTCTTGTTGTAGGAATTACATCTCCATAATATTTGACAAGAGTTAAACCAGCATCTTGTGATTTATTAAAATTTAAGGTTGCATCGAAATCTCTTAAAGAATCATTTAATATCTGACCAGCATATCTTTTCATGTTCTCTCCAGCACGATCTCTTGCAAATTTAGTTTGAAGTGTTTGTATTGCTTTATCAACTTCAGTTTGTTTTGATTTTTTGTATTTATTGTCATTAACAAAATCAACTAATCTCTGTATCTCTGGATCGTCTGAACTAGCATAAATGCCATTGATTGTTTGTCTTAATTCTTTTTCTAGGGTTGCAAAGTCACTACCAACTAATGTATTCTGGTACACTTTTTCTGACAATCTTCTAGTAAAAGTATTTGATACATCTTTGAATTGTGTAAAATATTGTTGTTTGAGATTTTGTACTAATGCTAAATCGCCTTTTGTAAGTTCTTGAAATTGTGGTGGAATATTACCTATTCTTTTAAATGCTTTTTCTATTCTCTTTGCTTGTTTATTAAAACCCTCTCTCACAACTGTATCTGACCAATCAAGATATTCTCTTTCTAAAATAAATTTTATTCTTGGTCTTATAGCAATAGCTGATTGTAGTTCTATTAATTTACCATCTTGTGTTGGGAGTCTATTTGCTAATGAAACAACATCTTTTTCTATTCTATCTAATGTTGCTACTAATGATTTATAATATTGTGCTTCAGCAATCTCTATCTGCTTGATTCTATAAAATGCTGCATCTTTAACTATATCTGACATTCATTAAATCTGCTCTTGCTCTACTTCTTGATCTTCTTGTTGTGGTTCATCTTGTGTGAACTCTCCGACTTCTGACTTCTGATCTATTTCCTCAAATATAACATTTAACTTTTCATCATCATCAACAACTGCTCTTGCAATTTCTTTATCAACTTCTTTACTAAATGTTGGAGAGCCAATACCCATCGCTTTTGCTTGTTGGAAGTAAATAAGATCAGTTGCATAATCTCTGATGTTAAATGTATCTGGGT